CCCCAAAGAACTTTGCGAGCCTTCCTTTTATCCATGAGGACTTCAAAAATAATTTCATCATGGTCCCTGGAATCGATTTTGATGACGAAGAGCTTGACGCTCCAGTGATTCCTAATCAACGTCCTGTTGGCGTTGCCACTGTAATTCGTCAGGTGACTGAAACTATGATAACTCCGCCGCCCGGAATGCCTGTGGCCACGCCCTCGGCGTGGTCGATGCTTCCTTCTGAACTTCGCTTCGTTATGGCTTCTCAAGTTGTTATTACCTTTTTGACCCTTATAGCTTCCATTGTATCAATTGTGAAAGCTGGAGATGGCGTTGCCCTTTCTGCCGCCATTTCGACTTTGCTCCTCCAAATTACATCGTTGATAGGAGTTATTTGGCTTGTCCTCTCCTATACCCTTGGAATACCTAGTCCTAAAGACTTTTTCCTGGATCTCGCGGCAGCCACTAAGGAGATGATTCTAAATCTTATTCTCACTCTTCGCTGCAGGTTCCGACCCAATGGGGATATCGAAACTCCCACATTAGAAGATCTGGCGACAGATACTTCTGGAAATTGGATGCCCTTTATCAAAATTGGTACTATTGCCCTTTCCTTTATTTCCTCCATTATTTGCGGCGTTCTTGCTGCTAATTCGGATACTAAAGAAGGGACCAAAAATTTTGATTTCCTTTCCAATGCCTCCAAGCATTTAGTTAACGCTGTTGGCCTTAGCAAAACACTCTTCGGCGAAGATCTTTCCCTTATTGAGCTTATTAGCCAAGCCTTTGGCAAAGCTAGTAGCTCTGATGCCCACAAGATTCGGCTTTTAGTCGATGAATGTGCCACTCTCTTGGCTATGCCCATGCGTGTTCTCAAAACCACAAATGGCGCGTGTGAGCGTCTTAAAGAAATGCCCGCTGAGATGTCTAAGCTTATGGAAACCGTAAAAGGTAACCGTAAAGACCTTCATGCTATTAGAGGCCTTTCTGCGCTTTTAGTTACAATGCACGGTTCTGTCCTTTCCCGTATTGCGGAAGTTGTTATGCTTGAAGGGTGTACTACACGCCCTGATCCCATTCCTGTTCTTCTCTCTGGCCCCCGTGCCATAGGCAAAACTCATTTTGTTGGCCTATTGGCTGAAAGAATTAGAAAGATTATGGACTACAAGTCTCAAGATATGTACCAGCTTAATCGTTCTCCCGATGCCAAGTACTTTAATACGTATCTTGGTCAAGAGATTTCTTATGTTGATGAGTTCCTTTTTGATCCGGAGAAAGATGCCGTTCTGGCAGCCTTCAATAACATTTTTGCTACTCTCCCTTATATTATTCAGGGAGCTTCCCTTTCTGAGAAAAAGCAAGACTTTTCAAGTCGCGTAGTTTTCATGACTACTAATGTCACTGATAAAACTATTGCGCTCGGCAAGAAACCTGCCCAAAATGCTAATGCCATTTGGTCTCGTATTATTTGGGTCAAAGTTTCCGACCCCATTGTTGAAGGTCACAACAACCCTCGTTTTGCTAAATTTGACCATCGACAGGAAGATTGTTCCCATTTGGATTTGGAAATTCTCCCTCATAAGGGAGTAAATGAATTTGATACCCCTGAACCCGTTTCCGTTGAAGAACTCATAACAGAATTGGCTCAAGAATTGGCCAAGCGTGAGATCGAATTTATCGACCGCTTGGTTAAGAAATACCCGGATATGAACCCAATGGATCTAAAGGACTATGAGGAAAGAAAATTGTTCCTCCAGAATATCAGTTTAGTTACTCCAAATTCAGGTCGTGACTTTTGTGTTATGCGTTTTCAAGGCCTTGGTGGGACTGGTAAGACTACTAAGATTAATAGTCTATCAGCACGATTATCCACCATCCTAAATTATCCGGTTTTGAATGTTAGTGATTTTTCCTCACGCCCCGATTCGACACGCCCTTACATCTATAAGATTGATGATGTTTTAATTGAAACTGGCCCTCATGCTAATATTCGAGAGTTTGTTAATTGGGTTAATTCCACCCATGGAAAATCAGTTTTCTTTATTGGCACCAATATTATTCACCGGCCTCAGACTAGTATCAAGGAACGTCTCATAGATAACCTATTGGACACTAGATTTATCCCCTACTCTCGTAGGACTTTTAGGAGCACCACTATTGGTGTTGCTATGGCTCCGAAGACCGATTATTATAATCTCCCATCTGATATTTATCCTGGTGCTTTAAGGCGCCTTGGTCTTCCCGGCCTCCATTATCATCAAGGCCAATATGAAACTATTGATTGTCGTTATGCGGCTTGTGTCACATTAAATTGTGGCGAAGTTACGCTTGATGGCAAAATTTCAAATTCTGAAAAGGTGGACCAAATTGTTTTCGACAAAATTCAAAAATTTGTTCACAATGGCGATGGCGATGTCGTCGTTGCTTCGGAACCTCCAGTAGCCCGTTACGATTATACTCTCACAGCTACTGATGCCCCCAGCGTCTTTAATGCTCTTTCTAGTTTTCCTAATATGATTAAGGCTTATAGTGGCCGAGATCCTGATGTGAAATTTAAAGTAGACGGCGATGTTCAAGCCTTGGCTGGCAAAGTTGATTTATCTCACTTTGTCTGCCAGATTGATGGTGATACTACTGATCCTACTACTATCTTGCGTTCTCTTTTAGCTCGTATTGTGCGGCTCCAAACTGGGGCCACGATCGCAGTCGAGCTTGCTACTGGCTTTAGAGCTTATTTGGTTAATAACCTTATATATGTTCCAACACATGCTCTTGAAGCCGTACAGATTTCTGATCCGGTTGCTGATAGCGATATCATCACTTTAAGCATCGGCACTCAGACTCAGATCCTTTCTAAGAAATCTGTTTTGAAGATCTTGGCCAAGGATGGTGAGACAGCTTATCCCCTTGTCACCGTTGAGGCTATTTTAGCCAGCACCTCACCTGGAGGTATTCTAAAACCTACCTGGCGTTCTGCACTGGCTGCACAATATGTTCAGCTCATCGAAGAGCACAATACTGCCGAATTTCAAGAAACCGTCACTGGTTCTTTCCTTTGGCCTATTGTTGCGAGCATATGTGGTATTGCCACGCTTATAGGGGGTGGTTATGCTATTTATAAGCTGTGTTCCAGTGGAGAAGACAATGATATCCTTAAATTTCCTGACACCCAAAGTTTTACAAAATGGGCTGAAGGAATTTTGTGGGAGAATCCTTGCTACAAGATGCCCAAGTACGATGTTGATAAGATCCCCGTCTTCATTGACGAAGATGGGGTTTTCGACGCTTCAAGTTACCGTATTTGGCTTCAGGATTTCATTAACCTGAACAACTTTAAAGAGAATCGCCCGAATGCTAAACACAGCAAATCCTCTAGGGCTGCTCGTCGTCTTACAGACGAAGAGTATAGCCGATATATCAAATTTTTAGAGGAGTTCGATCCCGAGACTCGTGAGGGATTCGAATATGCTAGAGACCATCGAGATGATCCAGTCATTTGCCGCATTATGAATTGGGACGTTGTTCCAAATCGTAAGGGTTCAAGAACCCATAAGAAAAATCGCAAGTGGAGACGTATGACTGATGAAGAATACCAAAAATATCGTGAACAACTTGAACGGATTGAACGAAATCCGAAAGAGGCTCATGAATATGCCAGAGCCAATCCATCACGCGGAGTTTTTGCCGCTCATGGATGGGATTGGAGCGAAGCTGATCAGGATAGCTCTTGGCGAGCTAATAACAAGGAACCTTCCTTGAACGGCGCTCACAAAATGGGAGAAGGGATGTACGAAAGTACCCCTCCCATCTCTTTTGACACCGGAATGCATAAGTTAACATCTAATGCTTTGACATACACTGCCCCTGTTCATTCAAACAGTGACCTGATCATGAATTTCGCGAAATCCCTTTATAGGAATGTGGTCAAAGTTAAGACCATAGGTGGTGCTGCGCATGGAATGGCTTTCAAAGGCCGTTTCATTGCCACAGTTGCTCACCTTATTCCTTTGAAGATGGAAGACCAACCAGTTCAAGTTCAATTTGACCATCCTAACGCTACTGCAGATAACCCTAAGGTCATCACAACCAGTGCCAGAGTTGTTGCTCTTTATCGAATTAGAGACTTAGCTATTCTGGAGATAATTGATAAGAGCATTCCTGCTTTTAAGGATATTACCAACAAGCTTACAACTTGGCAAGACCTAGATTCCGTGCGTATGGGCGCTTTTGTCCAATATTATGACACGGGCGTCAAAGTTGTTACTGGTGCAATTCGTGCAATTGAAAAACGCATGAAGAACTACACCAATAAGAATATGAACTTCTTTCAAGAAGAGAATATTTGCATTTTTATGGCTACAGGCTATGAGTCACCCAACGAATTTATTCGTCCTGGAGATTGTGGCCTTCCTCTCATTGGCCTAGTTAACAACGAGCCTAAATGGCTTGGTTACCATGATGCCTTTGGCACGGATAGGATTGTTTTTTCCTACATGATTGCAGAGGATATTGAGTTGCTTAACCACCATGTTATACCAAACTCTGACCCAGAAGATTTTCTCGTCGAGACTACCATCTTTGATGAGAAGGTTTATATTACTCCTCAAATTAGTGATCTTCTGGCTACTTTAGGACCTGATGGGTTCGAGCAAGACAATATTATTTGTCTTGGTGGTGCTAGTGGCTTACAAGACTCTGTCGCCAGCAAAGAGCATAAGATTGCTCTTGGTGACAATGGTTTGAATGCCAAAATTGCCACTTCATTTGCCCCTACGAGAGCTGACCAAGTTAAAGATGTTAGTGAGCTTTACTTTAATAAGAAGAAACGTCGGCATTGTATTGCCTTCTCGCAGCTTCGAAAGTATGGCCAAGTTAATCCTCAGAACATCAATCAGGAATGTTATTCCCGAGCTGAGGAATATCTAGTTTGGTATTATAAGACTCATTATGGTGAGCTTCCGATTCTTTCCCGTGATCAGGTCACTAATGGCATAAGGAACCCAAGACATCGGTTCTACCGGTATTCGAAATCTCTTGATATGAAGACTTCTCCTGGAGCTATCTTTGGGAAAGTCTTTAAAGATCGGTGCAAGGGTGATGCCTTCAAGGATAATAACCCAGATGGCCAACAACCCTTTTATGTACCTGATACCTCGAAACCATCTGGTAGGTACCTGGAGGAGACTTTAGAGAATTACTGGAAAGCCATGGGTGAAGGCAAGATATGCCTTTCTGGTGCAAAGGCCTGTCTCAAACAAGAAATATTGCCTTTAGAGAAGTGTGAGAACGGTGGTACGCGTTTGTTTCAAGCCTGTGATACTGATCGTATCCTTCTTCGCGGGCGCCTAACTCGTTCCCTTATGTACGCCACATTTGAAAAGAGACGTACTAGTGCTGCCAAAGGCGGTGCTAATATCTACAAGGAAGCAACTGAGTTTAGACGTTATATGGAGGAGGTTGACGGCGAGGATATCTTCGGCGATTTCAAGCGCTTTGACAAGAGCATACCTATGTGTATTGCTATTTCTTCTGCCTTCAACCGTTATGAATGCCTTCCGAAGGTTCAGCAAACCGAAGAAAATCTTAATCGGATCATTGCTGATCAAGTGAGCCAAATTTGGTCACTTCAGCTTTGCGACGGAAGTTTCTTTGTTGTTAATCGTGGCAACCTTTCCGGCCAATCAGATACCCTTACTTTCAACGATTATGTGAACCATTTTTGCTTCGTATATGCTTACTTCCGTCGAAATTTTGACCTTGGAAGAAAGCTCGATGAAATTGATAATCTCGAAGTCGAAGCCTCTTACAGGCTTTGTACTTGTGGAGACGACAATTGGGCCCGCTTTGCGAAATTCCTTAAAATTGGTTTCGAAACGGTTCAGGCTTATTTTGCTGAACTTGGTATGTTGTTAACACCAGCTGATAAAGGCCTTGGTGGTGACGACGCTACCTTTTGTTCTCGTTCAATGGCTGAAGATCCAGCTACAGGTTTAGTATTTCCCTGTCTCAAAAAGACGTCCATCGAAAGACAACTCCATTATACTGTCGACTTAACTGTAGACCAGTTAGTGGAGAACTTTAAGTGTGTGCTTCTCGAAGCTGCACTGTGGGATGAAGCATATTATAATTCCATCAAGGATGATGTGGTTCAACAATGTAAAAATTTGAACAAGAAATTTGGCGACCTTGGCACAAGAGTCCAGCGCATGATTAAATTCAAACCCTATCAACTAGTTAGAACTCAGTGGGAACGATATATTCGTGGCACTGAGGATTATCCAGAGATTACGCGCCTGGACGCGACTACCGAAAATAATATTACAGATTTTGTTGATACTGCAACATTAGTTGAAGTTGTTACTAATTCCCAAGAGAAATACAAACCTCCGCATAAGCGTAGAAACCGCAAATCTACGATTACCCCAAATATGTCACAAGTTTTCCCTTGGCCGGATATTGTTCCGATAAAAACCGAGTCTCCTACTGTCGTCGCTGACGTAGTTCTCGAAGTACCCGCAGACGCTACTGCTCCAGGAGTTTACTCTACAGGAGGCCTACGGGCAAATTACAATCAAATAGGTGGTGGACTAGGACCCGTGATTCAAGCAGACCCGGATCCAGCTCAACTTTTTCCCCAGCTCCGTTCTGTCCCGAATTTCGTTCGGCCAAGTTACCACCATTATCTCGAGTTTGGCACTGC